ATGAGATTAATGAAGGGGTAAGACAACGAAACGAGAGTGTTTCCGCACTTGCCTTTGCAAAATTCTTGTCAAAACTTTAATCATTATAAATATGTTAATAACAAACTCAAGGAGAAAATCCCAATGTCAGAACTAGACAAGACAATTGAGGAACTAGAAGCGGAAGTGCAAGCAGAACTAGATGAAGCAGCACAAGACGCCCCGACAAAGGGTGCCGCCAAAGCAGACTCAATGGAAAAAGCAGAGGGTGAAGTCCAAGATCTTGGAGGTGCCGGTGAAGGTTCTCTTGATGCCAAAAGTGGTTCGCACAACAATGCTGCGAAAGCAAAGAAGGTATCAGGTGACGCACAACAAAAAGGCTCCAAAGGAGATATGGGCGGTGACGCTGCTGCTACTAAGGTTAAAGAACCCCTTGCCGCTGGAACAGAAATCGACCACGATGGTGAGGAACTAGAAGAAGGCGCAATGAAGAAATCAGATATGATCGCTGCCATGATGTCAAAAATTGAAATGATGAAAGCGACTGAACTGAAAGCTGCTTATGGTTCAATGATGAAACCAAAAGAAGAAGAAGTTGAGAAGAAAGAAGTAGACGAGTCTACTCTTGAAGATAGACTTTCTTCTGTAGATGTTTCTGAAGATGTTACTGCTCTTACACAGGGTGAGGAACTTTCTGAAGAATTCAAAGACAAGGCTGCTACTATTTTTGAAGCTGCTGTAAAATCTAAACTTCGTTCTGAAGTCGAAAGAATTGAGGAAGCAAAAACTCAAGAAGTCGCTGAAGAAGTAAACAGAGTGCGTGATGAGTTGACTGAAAAAGTTGATTCTTACATGAACTATGTTGTAGAAGAGTGGATGAAAGAAAACGAAATCGCTGTTGAGAGAGGTCTCAAAGGCGAGATTGCTGAAGATTTCATCTCAGGATTGAAGAACCTTTTCACAGAACATTACATTGATGTTCCAGATGAGAAGTACGATATTCTTGGAACTCAGTCTGAAAAGATTGATGAACTTGAAGCAAAACTGAACGAACAAATCGAAAAGACTGCTGACCTTAAAAAGTCACATGACGTTCTGGTTCGTGAAAGTGTTTTTGCAGAGGTTGCTTCTGACCTTGCCGATACGGAAGTTGAGAAGTTCAAGTCTCTTGCAGAAGATGTAGAGTTTAACAATGAAGAGTCCTTCAAAGAAAAACTAGACACGCTTAAGGAAAGTTATTTTCCTAAGGCAACCACTATCGCTGAATCTGTAGACACTGAAACTGATGGATCAGAGTCATACGATACAACTGGTGCAATGTCTGCTTACATGGCAGCAATCAGTAAAAATGTAAAGCGGGCAGACTAATTGGTTTTGCGGAAAAAATAGTGTTCCAAAAAATCAATTTTTATAAATATTATTAGAAAACTCACTAAAGGAGAAAACAAAATGTTCAACACAGAACATCTACAGGAGAAGTGGCAACCAGTCCTAGAACATAACGATCTTCCAGAGATCAATGATTCTTATCGTAAGGCTGTAACCACAGTTATCCTAGAAAACCAAGAAAAAGCACTTAAAGAGGACAGAGGATTCCTTGGAGAAGCTGCACCAACTAACAGCACAGGTTCTGCCGTAGATAATTGGGATCCGATCCTGATTTCACTCGTAAGACGTGCTATGCCTAACCTTATCGCTTATGATATCGCTGGTGTACAACCGATGACAGGCCCAACTGGACTTATCTTCGCAATGCGCTCACGTTACAAGGCAAATAACGGTACAGAAGCATTCTATGACGAAGCAGAATCTGCTTTCTCTGGTGCTGCTGCAAACACTAACATCCCAGGCTCTGCCGGTACTTCATCTAACGGTGAAACTAACCCAGCAGTTCTTAACGATGGTTCGCCAGGTGCATATACTGCTGACGGTGGTATGACTACTGCAACTGCTGAAGCATTGGGTGATGCGGCAAACAATGCATTCGCTGAAATGTCTTTCTCAATCGAGAAAAACTCAGTGGAAGCAAAGTCACGTGCTCTTAAGGCAGAGTACTCAATGGAACTTGCACAAGACCTTAAAGCAATTCACGGTCTTGACGCTGAAACAGAACTTGCTAACATTCTTTCTGGTGAAATTCTTAACGAAATCAACAGAGAAGTTGTTAGAACTGTATACGTTTCTGCGAAAATCGGTGCTCAGACAGATACAGCAACTGCTGGTATCTTCGACATGGACGTTGATTCAAACGGACGTTGGAGTGTTGAGAAGTTCAAAGGACTTATGTTCCAAGTTGAAAGAGAAGCAAACGTAATCGCTCAACTTACTCGTAGAGGTAAAGGTAACATGATTGTATGTTCTTCTGACGTTGCATCTGCACTTCAGATGGCAGGACAACTTGATACTTCGCCTGCACTTAACAACAACTTGTCTGTAGACGATGCTGGTAATACTTTTGCTGGTGTTCTTAACGGACGTTACAAAGTGTACATCGACCCATATTCTGCAAACGCTGCTGCAAAACAGTTCTTCGTTGTAGGTTATAAGGGTACTTCACCATACGATGCTGGTATCTTCTATTGCCCATACGTTCCATTGCAAATGGTTCGTGCAGTAGGTGAGAACAGTTTCCAACCTAAAATCGGTTTCAAGACTAGATATGGTCTTACTGCAAACCCATTTGCTGGTGGTGCTACAGTCAGAAGTGGTGCAATCACTGCTAACGACAACGTATATTACAGAAGAGTTCAAGTTACGAACATCATGTAATAATAAGAAACTTGTTTCTGAACTTACAGGGGAGGGCTTTTGCTCTCCCCTTTTTTCGTTATAAATAGTGTAAAGGAAGAAAACCATGGCATTAAAAATTAACCCATTGCAGAGACAACCAAACAATCTTGACTTTGCAAGTCCTACACAGTTTAGATTCAATTTACTCAAAACTCCAAACGTAGAGTTTTTTGTAACGTCAGTAAACATCCCTGGCATCAGTTTTACTGGTGACGCCACAATGAACACTCGTTTCAAAACTCTTGCGTTTATGGGTGATACTCTTGATTTTGCAGATTTAGAACTTACGTTTTTGGTAAACGAGGATCTATCAAACTATCGTGAAATGTTTGATTGGATGGTTGGCATTGGTTTTCCACAGAGTACACAGCAATTTGAAACTGCAACAGCAGCAGAAGCAGGACTAAAACCAAACACTGGTACACTAGTAGACCCTAGTTCAATGCAATCGGATGCTACACTCACAATCCTTACGAATAAAAACAATCCTACACTCAGAGTTAACTTCAAGGGATGTTATCCTAACGCTTTGTCAGGATTGACATATAATACACAGGTTACAGATACAGAACAAATGACAGCAACCGTCACTATGAAGTATGACGTTTACGAATTTGAAACTTTATAAATATACCGAGCAGAAAATGGTTGACTTGATCAATCTTTTCATTTGAGTCTCTTAGAGTAAAAAGAGATAATATAGTAACGCAAGTTACAACCCAATCTGCTCACCCTTATACTATGGAGATATAATGACACTTGAAGAACTACAGGCAATGTCTGCCGATGATTTGAAAATGGACAACTTAGAACTTGGTGATGAGTCACTCAAGTCTGCACAGTTGCATCAAAAATATCTAACCATCTACAACAACTTTAGACAACTCGTTCTTATGAATGAGGGTACATACAATGTACTCAAACGTAAGAAGTGGGAGTACTATGGTGGTAAAGCATCGCCAGAAGTCTATCGTGACAATCCTTTTGACCACAAAATACTGAAACAGGATATTCCACTTTATCTGGATTCTGATGAAGAACTCATCAAGGCAAAACAGAAAGTAGAATACTACAGAATGTGTCAGGATTCGTGTGAACGTATTCTGAAACAAATACAGTCTCGTGGTTGGGATATTAAAAACGCTATCGAATGGCGTAAGTTTGTGGATGGAGCGATTTAGTGACCACAATTGAAAAGAAGAATGAAGTATTTCTTGTTATCAATACAGAACCATCTACTGCTCGGGCACTATCAGACTTTTTCACGTTTGAGGTGCCAGGCGCTCGTTTCATGCCCGCATATCGCAATCGTATTTGGGATGGAAAAATAAGATTATTTTCTCCACAGAATGGAGAGTTGTATGTAGGACTTCTGCCGTATGTAAAGAAATGGTTGAAAGACTACGAGGAAGAATACACGCTTAGTGAGGAGTTACAAAATGAGCGAGAAATCGACACACAAATACTGGATGGATTCATACGAAGC